AATGCAGTAATGGTTGAATATAACATCCCCAACGAGTGTGGGAAGTTTATAGACTTTACTTTCTTAGTATGGTTTCCTTTTCCAATTGATATTGATGTAGTTTCCCATTCACCAACACCGTCAACTGATAATATGACTGACTCATTAAATGGTGATGTATGATATGAATAACTAATATGAGATTCGTGATGATTGCCTGATACAATACTTGCGGTAGGAAAGTCTTTTCTAAACCTATCATATGTTTTTTTGTAATACCGTTCAACCTTACTTGGTTTGGTACTCAATAATGATGATGTTTTTCTAACCCTATCAACTTTTAAGTCAGGGTCTTCGTAAAAACAAACATATGATATATCACTTGGTTCTAATTCATTATGTGATAATATCCATTCAATAGATTTGGTTGGATAAGAACTATCGTGTTTGATTCCCGTAAATCGTTCTTCTTCTACTGCAGATAGAACTTTACCATTTAATACTAAACTGGCAGCCGAATCGTGGTATCCACAACTCACCCCTAATATGTATTTATCTTTTAGATTCAATCTTCAATATCTCTAGGATACCACTTACCACCTATGTTGGAATTAAAGTATTCGTCTTGTTTTTCTAAGACCTCAAGTTGGAATAGGTATTTGGTTTCTAAATATGATAATGTTTTTTTAGTTTTTGCAAACTCAATTATCTCTCTATGAAAAATACTATCTCCTTGTTCTAATAACAAATTCTTGACCTCTTGGTTAGAACCGTGATATGTTTTCCAATCAGATTCTACAATCTCAACTCTTTTTCGTTTTTTACCTTTAAGTGGTGGTCTTGTCTTTTTGTGATATAATGATTTTTTACCAATATATTTCTTACCACTTGAGATATGTGTTACCTGATAAACAAATCCAATACTATCGTCAGGCATATCCTCTATGTCTTTAATCTCTTTGTCTTTGTATAACCACATTTTTTATATATCTATTTTTGCTCTAAATACGATAGGAAAGTCTCTAGGAATAGGAACGGGTGTAGATAGTTTGGCAGCCGCTAGTAAATCACCAACCTCATCATACCAACCAATAGTAGTTACATAAGGAGTCAATGATGAACTAACAGAACCACTCGGGTCAAATCCAAAAAACTCGGGTATGATTGTAGTATCACTAATTGATTGAGAGTATGACTGTGAAACTTCTTCTATGGTGTAATCATACCGTGGTCTAGCGAGTGTTGTTTCACCTCGTAGTCTAGCTGTTGGATTGGTTGAAAAGTTAAACTCTCTTGGTTCTACATTCGCTTGAAATACTAATGTTTTCTTTCGGTGTTTGCCTCTGAATGTTAAATCATACCCACCTAATCCAACGTTTGTATAAGAACCTGTATCTGTGATTACAATACTACCAAATTCATAGAATACATTACCAACATAAGTTGTAGAACCACTAACTACTAAATTACCAAACCCATCGTCTGTGAAAATAGTAGAAGATGTGGTATCATTTAATATAACAGAATTTTCTTTTATCTTCTCATCAAATACCGATTGTGATACTTGAATAAGTGTGAGTTTATTGTGAAGTGATTGTGTGGTTTCGGGTCGGTAGTCATCAGTATAAAACTGTCGTTCTATACTTCCAAATAAAGGGCCTTGATATATACCATTAGTCGTAGTAGATGCAGAACCTGTTTCAAATGAACCCGAAAACCGTGTACCTTCTAAAGTCGTAACAAAACTACTTGTATGTGCTAATACAAATTGCTTGTTTGTTTCATTGTCAAACTCTAGAAAGTCGCCAGGTCGTATTGTTTTCATTCATTTATCTTAAAAATCAACTTTAATCTTCACAAGTGATTCTGTATCTCTACCGTTTAAGATAGGTCTTGACACTTTTGCAACTGCCAATAATTCGTTTTGTTCGTTGTAAAGTCCAATCGTAGAAATGTAAGTTACAGGTTCATTGTAAAGAGAATCAATGATTTGTTTATCACTACCACTTACATAAGTTGGGTTGTTAGAGAAATTAAACTCTTTGTTTCTAACTCGTACAAAGTAACTTTGAGAACTTACATCCTCTGATGACCTTGCTTTGATAAATGAACCACCTACTAAAGAATCAAATAATGAATAATGTAAATTATCATAAGTCCCTGCGGCAAGATTAGTAGTTGAACCTGTAATTTCTACTGAACCAATAGTCCCAACCGTATCACCTATCGCAGATGGATTAAGTAGTATAATACCACTTTCAGGATAGAATTTACCATATCCTTCTCCATTAGACGCTGTATAAGTTACAATATCTGAACCTGTTGTGGTTAGGTCAATCGTACCACTTGCAATATTGTAAACTGTACCACCTGGCCCTATAGTTGGGTTTGTGATATTAGCAGAATCGTCAACAAACTTAAATATACCATTGGAACCACTCAAATGAATTTCAAATGAGTCAGTATCAAGTTCTTCTTTAATTCGTGTTCTACTGAAGTTTAATACAAATACATCGTTTGATGTATGACCATCGGCAGTAGAACCTGTGTAAAATGTAAATTGTGTTGTATCAACAGGTAGTAATGTGTTTGCGTATTGTTTGTAAACGGCTTGTGTTGGTCTACGAGAACCACTATCGGTAGCAACAGTTGGAGTACCACTACCACTTATATTACCATAACTCAATGTAAATTGTACGGCGGCAGTTGAGTCTGTACTTTCGGTTTGGAATACATCTAAGTAATATAAACCTCTACCCGTTGAACCTGTTTCAGATGCCTGAGACCCTGTAAAGAAAGTGGTTATACTTGCAGCATCACCACTGAATACACCTTTGGTTACTTTCTTTTTTACGGTGATTACGTCATCAGGTGATAAGTTTTTGTATATGTTAGCCATTTATTATACCGTTTGTCGTGTTACTGTTACATTAATAGTTGATGTAGCACCACTTTCGTTTCCTGTCAATCTAATTGTACCTGTTCTATTGATATTCACAACACTAGATGGATAGAATCTAATAGAAGTAGCCGATAGTGATTGTACTATACGAGATGAGCCGGGGTCTTCAATAAGTTGTGATTCTCCATATTGTGTACCGCCAGGTGCAACTTCCAATCTACCTAATCGTGTATCAGATAAAAGTGCGGTGTATCCAAATCCTGAACCGTCTAATGCAGGTGTGGTGGATACCCCTAAGTCTATAAAATCTTTTTCACCAGCAATTACCGAAATAGCACTTGTTCCTAAAACAAGTTTTGGAATGTTTTTAGTGTTTGCTGGAAGTGTTACAAGTTTGTATCGTAGTAAAAGTGTTTCATCAGGTACTGCTTCGGTGACAGGTAAGTTCTCAATAGCAGTTCCGTAGAACGCACTCCCCAATGGGTGTGCAGAATCATAAAGAGAGTAATCAATCTCATCGTCAGCCAATGCGAATTTAGCTACATTGAATTGACCTTGAGCGAGTAACTCTCTACCTTTGTTCGTCAATACTGCATCAACAACAGTTGTGTTATTATTTAGGTATGCCATAATTTTTGTCTCGTATTTTGTATATTAATAAATATAGTTATTTATTTTTTTTTAATCAACTGTGAGTTTAATATCATCATCAGGATTTGATACAATTGTTTTAGTCTGTCTTGACTTATTTGTTAACGTTGAATCCTCTTTACCTCTTGATGATACATTTAAGTCATCTTTTACGTAAGTTATACCGTCAATCGTTTGAGTGGTCGCTGTATTAGTTCCTACACCAAATCCTCTATCAGGTGCAGTAGGTCTAATCTTTTTGACTTTATTTTCGTGTGTTACAGGTAAGCCAGGCTTTGTTCCTGTAAATGGATATTTGATACCAAATAACTTACCATCTTCTTCTTTCAATTTTTTATATTCTCTTGTTTTTTCTACATAAGTTTTATTTGATACAACCCTATCGTCTTTACTTAGTCCACCAATTTCACTTTCAATTACATCTAATTGAGATTTATTATCGTACTTTCTAACTTCAAATACTTTAACTTCGTTTTGTCGGTCACGTACTCTAACTAAACCGTTCTCATCAAATTCATTGTCTTGTATTATTTGATTGACAAAATCATCGTTAATAGTAATTACATTTTCATTTTGATTGATAAATCCACCACGCTCATCTTCTGTTGGGAATACATCAGGTACTGTTTTAGCTATACCTAATCCAAAATCAATAGGAGTAAATGAAATAAGTTCGGATGGTATTGATGGTGGATTTGCTACTATACTTTCCTTTCGTTGACCTGTATTTGTTTCAGGTAAATCATTTTGTGTATTATCATTTGACAACGTAACATCTTCGGATGGTGGTGTAGTTGTGTATGATGGTGGTACGGGATTACCTTGATTTGCTAAGTCAGTTGTTTCCGCTTTACCTAATCGTTTTGCTTTACTTCTATCCAACAAATGTGGTTCAATAAATATCGCAGTTGTTAGGTTAGCCTTTTCAGGTACAAACTTTTTAATGTTGTTAAATAAAGTCTTATCAAAGTTTCTAATATACTCTATAAAGAACTTTGTTTTTTGATTACTACCGATATTTTGGAAGAAATTATCTACTAACGTTTGTAAAGAATTGTAAGTGTCTGTGTAATTTTCCGTTGGGTCTGCGTATTCACTTGATAAATCATTACCTCCAAAATGTTGTGTAATAATCTCATTAACAATCTGTGTTGGTGAGAATCCAATAATAAGTTCATTGATGTCTGTAACATCTTGTATTACTTCTTTAGATTGTTGAACGATTGCTTGTTTTGGTTCAATACTTTTTACATCAATAGTAAAGAATCGTTCGGGTTCAACTTGTAAAGTTCCCTCTTCATACTTTATAGTATTTCTTATTGATTCTCTATCAACCCCTAATGTAGTTTGTCTTTCTTGTTGATTACCGTTTGTATCAATATAACGATATGTAGTAATAACAGTTCTACCTGAACTCATTATATTTTCTTGAGTAGCTCTTTGAGTAATAACAGAAGTTACAATATTTACAGGTTCTACTTCCTGTACTAAACTTGGTGTTAATGTATTACCACTCAATGTTTGAGTCAACCCGTATCGTACTTTATTGGTTGATTGTCTTGAATCTCCAACGTTAGGTATAGAAATGTATTCTGTTCGTGTGGAACTAATCCAATCGTCAATTGTAATTCCTGAAGCACTAACAGTTGTTACATACTGTGGATTAAATACTAAGTTAGGTAATGACCCTGTAAAGTCTGTTCTAAATTCTTGCTCTATATCCACTCGTACTTTTAACGAAGATGGTATTTCCAACGGATTGTCTAACTTAATAGACTTTGGGTATTTAGTATGTTCTGTGAAATTACTGTCAGTTAAAACAGAATCCCACATTCTCAATTCATCCAAATACCCACTAAACTTAGTATTGTAGGTATCAAATGTACCAAATAAGAATCCGTCAGTTCCATTAAATACACCGTCCAATGAACCTGATATAGCATCGGGTATCGTTGCACTTGCACTTATTTGATAATCAAACTCACCATTTGTTCGGTCAAACTGATTGGCTAATATCTCATAACTACCACTAGATAATTGTTGTACTAACAACATCCATTCACCACTATAAAATGGTGCGATAGAAGAACTCATAGTAAATGTGTTAACTCCATCAAATATACTGAATTGAATGTCACCATCGGTTGAATTACTACCTGTGTCTTTGAACCCAATGGTAAACCCACCACCACCACTTGAATTACTACCACTAAAGAATGTAAGTGTTTCTGCACTACCTGTGTATTCTACGTTTAACTCAACACCTTTTATAGATGAAATATTTGAGTCACTTTGAGTGATGTGTAAGTTAGTATCACTATCTATCTGTAGTCTATAATTTTGTCGTTCCTCTGTT